TGCGGCGAGGCGATAGACATCGAGGAGGACGCATACGACCCCGACAGCCAGGAAGACGACAGCAGGGTCGCATATTACGAAAGACAAGGAGATGAGTATGTCTACTATGACGAAGACGAACACGAGCTCTTCAGAGAACCAGTATAAAAAGAAAGACACACCTTCCGGTGCGCCAATCTCTACCAAAGATTATGGTACCACACCGGAAGAAAAAAGTGAAGCGGAAAGACTCTTCGACAAGATAGGCACCGGAATGGCAAGAGCCGTAAAGCGTCCGAAGGACAGAGCAATAGACAGACAGCTCCGCAGACTCATATCAGACGCAAATCAGACAGGTGACTGCATCATAGCCGGATCAACAGGCTATTACAGACCGGGAGACGATGACTCGGTCGAGGCAGAGGTCTATTTTGCCAGCGAGAGACACAGAGCAAGAGTGATCCTGCGCAAGGTGCGCAAGATGGAAGAAGTATACAACAGGAGGTACCAATAAAAATGGCAATACCAGTATTGATTATAGGAAGAAGCGGATCGGGCAAGACATATAGCCTGAAGAGCTTCAAAGCGGATGAAGTCGGAGTCATCTCGGTCGAGAAGGGCAGGCTCCCATTCCGTTCAGACATAAAGGTCGCAAAGGTCCCGAAGGACCCGACAGGCGGTGAGGCAAGGGACGCGGCTCAGCTGAATGCAGCCAAATACTCATGGATCATGAGAGCCGTAAAGAACGCAAAGACGAAGTCCATCGTGATAGACGATAGCCAGTATCTGCTCGTCAATGAACTCTTCGACAGAACATATGAGAAGGGATATGACAAATTTACGAGCATGGCACAGAAGTTCAGAGACCTCATTCATTTCATTAATGAACTTGAGGAGGATGACAAGATCGTCTACTTCCTGCATCACTCGGAGCAGGACTCTGACGGACGCGAGAAGGTCAAGACGATAGGCAAGATGCTTGATGAGAAGCTGACGGTAGAAGGCTGCTTCGACATCGTCATCTACTGCCAGGACCATAAGTTCTTTACTCAGTCTAACGGACAGAGCACAGCAAAGACTCCTGAGGATATGTTCCCTCTGGAGATCCCGAACGACCTCAAGGCGGTCGACACATCAATCAGAGAATATTACGGAATATAGGAGGAAGTGAAAGATGGCATTCAAGAAACCTAAAGATTATGACAGCGTGAAAGTAGGCGAGCCGAAGATCCTGCCTGCTGGCGGATATATCTGCGAGATCCTCAAGGCTGAGGAGACAGAAAGCAAGACCGGAAAGCCGATGCTCAAAGTGTACTTTGACATCACTGCCGGAGCATTCAACGGCTACTTCAAGGATATGTATAACGCCTGGAAAGACAATTCTGACGATCCGCAGAGCGTAAATTGGCCCTTCACCGGAACGAAGTGGATTCTGCTTTACAACAACGAAGGAAAGACCAACAGAGACTTCAAGTCATTCTGCACCGCTCTGGAAGACTCCGGTACTGAGGTATGGAAGAATGGCGCATTTGATACGAACGGACTCAAAGGTGCTCTGCTCGGTATCGTCTTCAGAAGAGAGGAGACTGAATACCACAACGAGAGAAAATGGCGCACTACGCCTTACGGCTTCAGGAGCGTCAAGACCATCGAAGATGGTACGTTCAAGGTTCCTGAGGACAAGCCGCTGCCGGAGCCAATACTCACAGAGACGGATTCGTTCCAGGCATTGGAAGAGGATCTGCCGTTTTAAAGGAGGTGCGAGTATGGCAAAGAATGTTATCGAAATTTATGACACAACAGACTACGGCTTGTTTAGAAGGCTTAAAGGGAACAGAGACGTCACGAACAAGAGAGTGTCTATTATCAAAGAGTCAATAACGCAAGTGGGTTATATTTCTAACCCGATTATCGTAAACGAGAACATGGAGATAATTGACGGACAGGGACGCGCCGAAGCGCTCCGCCAGTTAGGACTTCCGATTGAATACAGGATTGTCCCGGGCCTCGGAATTGTTGAGTGCAGAGCCATGAACTTAAAGCCGACAGGTTGGAGTATCAACGACTTCGTAAAGAGCTATGCAGAATATGGCAACGAGAATTATATAAGACTTAAGAAAATTGCAGATAAATGTGGCCTCGGATATACGCTTGTATATTCTCTCTGCAAAAACTGCGTTTATGGCGGAGCCGCTGTACAAGGCGACATAAGGGAAGGGACGTTCACTCTCGACATAAAAACCGCGAAAAAGGTAGAAGACCTCTGCGATTACCTTATAGAGTTTAAGGATGTTCAAAAGAAAATTGGAGGAAGAAAAGAGCTTTTTTATGGGACTATTGGCTGGATTGCGCTACAGGACGGCGTAGATAGAGAGCGACTGCGGATTTCTGTCACACAACAGGCCAACACAATATCCCCGATGGCAAAAACGGAGCCATCCTTGAGGGAACTTAGTCAGGTCTACAACAAAGGGTATTCGAAAAAGAACTGCCGTTATTTCGACTATGAGTGGAAAACACGAGAGCTTGCATGAACAACTCTAAGGAGGCGAGTATGGCAAAGAAAGAGAAAATCCCTGTTGATAAGAAAAAGTTAGACAGTGAAATCCGCAAAAGAGGATTGAACGGTGCGGCTGTTTCAAAAGAAATGGGATATTGCCGTGATTATATTAGCACAGTCAAATATGAAGGGTACATATCTCCGCCGGGCATGAAAATGTTGCAGGTGCTTTACAACATTACGCCCGAAGATATTGCACCAACGCTTGATGATTCAAAGGAAGACAAGGGCAAGCCTAAAGAAGCCGCATTGATATTAAGCACAGAAACCATCAGCAGGATTGAAGAAGCTATGTATAGAGCTTTTAAGAAGGCGTTACATGAATAGCAGGACAAAAGGAAAGCGCGGTGAATTGGAAGTCGCGCATCTGCTCAAGAAATACGGATACGATGCAAGGCGAGGTCAGCAATTTGCGGGCATCAATGGCGATGCTGATGTTGTTGGCCTCCCGGGAATACATCTTGAGGTCAAGCGAGTGGAAAAACTGAACATTGAGAATGCCGTAGATCAGTCTATCCGTGATGCAAGGGAAGACGAGAAGCCAGCGGTCCTGCACAGGAAGAACAGACGCAAGTGGCTTGTGACGATGCCCTTTGACGAGTGGATAGATCTCTACCAGGCATGGGAGAAGGCTAATGAACGGATTCATAAAGATTCACAGGTCGCTCCTTGAATGGGAATGGTGGGATGACAAGAACACGTTCCGCCTCTTCATGACGATCCTGCTGCTCGCCAACTGGAAGGATAAAAGATGGCACGGCAAGGTCATCCCCAGAGGCTCCTTCTGGACAAGCCTTGAGACACTGTCAAAGAAGTCCGGTTTAACCCTAAAGCAGACAAGGACTTCGCTAAACAAGCTAATTGAGACAGGCGAAGTGGCAAGCAAAGGGGCAAACGATGGAAGGCTCATAACCGTTGTAAAATATGACTTTTACCAATCTGACGATGGAAAAAGGGCAAGCGAATGGGCAAACGGATGGGCAGACGAAGGGCAAACGAAGGGCAAACGAGGGGCAACAACTGAAGAATATATAAGAATAGATAAGAAAGGGAAGAAGGAAGAATATGCCCCGCTCGATTTTTTCGAAGGCATAGATTGAGGAGACGCGATGACAAGAGAAGAGACCAAGCTCATCCTGAATAGGATTTTTAAGCTCTACATCACGCAGTCAAGACGATTCTCCTCCGGAGAGAAGCGCGAGATGCTCAACACATGGGCAGAGGAGTTCGCTAACGAGAACTATGAGGATGTTAACAGGGCGGTCAGCCTTTACTCAAAGAGCGGTAAGCCATTCATGCCGAACGTGCCGGACATACAACAGGCACTCATCAGCATGGAGGATACCGAAGGCAACCGACTGTTCAACAGACTCGCAAGGGCTGCGGAGATGGCTGCCAACCCTGTCGAGCACATAGTCATCGATGATCTCGGCGGTATCAGATGGAGCGAAGAATATCAGCGTAATATCTACTACCATGCGGAGACGCACGTTACTACAGACTATACGCAGGAAGACTTCTCTGAACTCCCGAGAGAATTGCAGGAGTATGCGCAGGACATCGATGGGCTTCAGCACTTATGGAAAGAGATCGAGAGCAACCGCTTCTACGCAAGGGAGAGGTTTCTCGACAGACTGCCGGACATCAGGAGGCGATTGGATGAAGAGGCCGTGTGATGTTTGTGGGTGCGAGGCCGATGACCACTGGATGGAGTCGTTTAACATCGGCTCTAAAACGGTGTGGCTCTGCTGGGACTGCTACAAGAACAGCCAGCGAGAAGCCAACCTGAGCGACAGGCACAGGCAGCACAAGCTCTACAAGATAAACCAGTCGAAAAAGAGGAACGGATGAAAAAGTACGACCCAAGACGCTGCGAGATATGCGGCAGAGAATACATACCAAAGAGAAGTGATCAGAGATGCTGCCTTGATGCTG